AGGGTGGAGCAAGCTAAGGCTTCTTTACTCTCTTAGATTTCACCCCCCTTTTTTGGTGCGTAGGCCAGAATTGGGGGGTGTTTTCTATTATGCTAAGGACATGAGTCAAACTACGCTTGATGTTGCCTATGGTATTTTGTTGGCAAATCTAATACCTTTTGGAATTGTCGCAATTTGTTTTGTTGTTTATTTCTTAGGACTGCTAGGCCTTGATTTTATTGATGTTCTAAAAGACAAGTTTTTAAGGAAAAATAAATGACTAAATCAACTATTTCTTGGTATTCCAATTCACTCAATCAACCTACTGGTTATGGAACTCAATCTAAGCAAGTTATTCAAAGACTTGTGAAGGATGGGCATAAGGTTGCGATGCTTTCTAACTATGGTGGGGAAGGTGTGAACAGTTTGATTGAAACAGGTTCAGGTCTTATTCCGCATTATTCTCGTGGCATGAATCAGTATTCTACGGATGTTATGCCTTTGCATCATGCTCACTGGAAGTCTGAAAATGCTGGTCTGCCTGCGTTTATGATTACGCTCTATGATGTTTGGGTGTTAGATAACCCTGCTTTAGATAGCATCCCGATTGCTTCGTGGACTCCTATTGATCATCAACCTGCACCTGAAAAGGTTTTGACTTGGTTGCGGAAGCCGAACGTTACTCCGATTGCAATGAGTAAGTTTGGTAAGACCATGATTGAAAATGCAGGCATTGAGTCTGAATACATCCCACACGCTATAGACACAAAGATTTTTAAGCCTACTGAGTTTCTGCCTGAAGGTAAGTCAGGGCGTGAGTTTGTTGGCGGTGAAGATAAGTTTGTTGTTGGCATGAACTTCGCTAATAAGGCAGGTGGCTTTATTCACCGTAAGGCTGTTGCAGAAAACTTTTTGGCGTTCGCAATTTTCGCTAGTAAGCATGATGACGTTGTGTTGTATTTGCATACTGAACCGTATGGCAAGCAGTCTGGGTTTGTGTTGCCTAACATTTTGCAGGCTTGTGGTGTTCCACCTGAAAAGGTTGTGATGGTTGATCCGATTGCTTACAGTTATGGAATCAGTCAGGAAACATTATCAGCGATTTATAGTGCTTGGGATGTAGGGCTATTCACTAATTATGGTGAAGGTTTTGGTGTTCCACAGATTGAAGCACAGGCTTGTGGTGTGCCAATTATTACTTCTAACTTTGCAGCTTCAACTGAACTTGCTTCCCCTGATTCGTTCCTAGTCAATGGTCAACCGTTCTGGGATGCAGGTCAACACACTTGGTTCAATGTTCCGCTTGTGTCTGGCATTGTGGATGCACTTGAGCAGGCGTATCAGCGTGGCAGAAAAGAGTTCCCAGATACTGTTGCGTTCGCTAAACAATATGATGCGGATAAGGTTTACAAAGAGTCTTGGAAACCGTTGATTGAAAAGTTATCTAGCAAGTGATTCCAGTTCTTGGGTTTCTTACTTACTCTAGGTTTGATTTAGCAGATCGCCTACTTGCAAGCATTGACTATCCTGTTGAGCATCTTGTAATTGTAGATAATTCGGGTAAGCGTGAATACAATCCTGTAAAGCCTGAACTAGTGCAGAACCTTTGGTTGATTCAAGTTCCGCATGGTTTAGGTTATTCAGGTGGTTTGAACCTGATTGTAAAGACTACTCCTTTCGCACCTTACTGGTTGCTTGTGAACGATGATACGGTCTTTCAGCCTGGAGCGTTGAAGAAGATTAGTGAGCAGACAGATACTGAAGCAATCAACTTTCTAAGCATCATGCCTAAGTGGAGCGGGTTTGTTTTGGGTGAAGGTGCAGTGTTGAAGGCTGGTTTGTTTGATGAGCGTTTTCACCCGATTTATTTTGAAGATAATGATTATGAGCGTAGGTTGATGCAGGCGGGTGTGAAGGCTAAGTTTATTAATGCTGAACTAGGGCATGATAATTCAAGCACTTTGAACTCTGGGTTTCACTCTCAGAACGATAAAACTTTTCACGCTAATCAACGCTTGTTTCAATCTAAGGTTGATGCCAATGATCTAACTGCAGGTCAATGGGATTTACAGATTAGAAGGGATAACGCTTGGGAAAAATAGTTTATACAGGTGGCACGTTTGATTTGTTTCATAGTGGCCATATACGCTTCCTGAAGGCTTGTAGAAGGCTTGCAGGGGATGATGGAAGGGTTGTTGTGTCTTTGAACACTGATGCCTTTATTCAGGCGTATAAGGGCAAACCGCCTATTATGTCGTATAACGAACGTGCAGAAATCTTATTGGGTTGCAAGTATGTGGATCGTGTTGTGCCTAATCTTGCTGGAGCAGATAGCAAACCTGCGATTACTGATGTTATGCCTGACTTTGTTGTTATCGGTGATGACTGGGCTAGAAAAGATTATTATGCTCAAATGCAGTTCACGCAGGCTTGGTTAGATGACCTTGAAATTCAACTTGTTTATGTTCCTTACACTCAAGGCATTTCTACTACTGAACTGAAGAAACGTATAGCAGGCGTAAAGGTAAACTAAAGATTGAACTTTAGGAGTTTATTTTGGCGATAACAAACGGATATTGCACCCTTGCAGATGTAAAAGCAGCTCTACGGATTACAGACACTATTGATGATGCGTTGCTGGAGAACAGCATTAATTCTGCTTCCCGCATGATTGACCAGTATTGCAACCGATACTTTTATTCAACCAGTGCTAACGAAGTTCGCTACTACCAAGCAAATGATGGATTTGTTTGTTGGATTGATGATGCTCAATCTATTAGCGAGATAAAGACTTCAAGCACTGATCCACTTATCTTTGATACAACTTGGACTAGCGATGACTATCAGGTTATGCCTGCAAACCGTTGGGCTAATGGTGCGTATTACCCGATTACAGGTATCACTGCTACAGATAACTATTTGTTCCCTGTGTGGGCTGAGATGGCGTTGGTAAAGGTTACAGGTCAGTTCGGTTGGGCAAGCGTTCCTGAGCCAATCAAGTTTGCTTGCATTATTCAGGCTTCAAGATTGTTCAAACGTCTAGAGTCCCCGCTTGGTGTTGCAGGTGTTTCAGACATTGGGATTATGCGTGTTGGTGCGAACATTGATGGCGATGTTGCACAACTAATCAATCCGTTTAGGCTTCTAAGAACAGGTGCGTAATGGCTAGTATCAGCGAACTTAGACAAGGGCTGGCAACTAACCTACAAACTATTTCTGGACTGCGTGTTGTTGATACGCTTCCTGATCTAGTGAACCCACCTATGGCAATGATTGGGCTAACTAAGGTTGCCTATAATCAACAGAATCAGCGTTCAATGGCTGAATATACTTTCCAAGTTACAGTTGTTGTTGGAAGGGTAAGCGAACGAACTGCACAGGCTTCACTAGATGTTTTGGTTGCACCAGGTGCAGGGTCAGTCAAGTATGCAATTGAGTCTGATCGCACTTTAGGCGGTAATGCTTATGAAGTGTTTGTCCCTGAACTTTCAGCATACGGAGCAGTTAGTATCAACGGTATAGACTATTTGAGTGCCGAGTTTTCGGTTCAAGTTTTCGCAAGATAAAGGATAATAAATGGCAATTTTTGTCGCAACAGATTTCAGCGTTACAATCAACGGATCAACTGCACTTTCTTCATACCTTACACAGGTTGAACTAAAGACTTCGGCTAACGATGTAACTACTACTGCTTTTGGTAGCACTTGGGTTACTCGTGTTGCAGGTTTGAAGGAAGGTTCTTTGACTCTTACTTTCAACCAAGACTATGCAACTTCAACAGTTGATGCTACTTTGTGGCCTTTGCTAGGAACTTCAGCTACAGTGGTTGTAAAGCCTACTTCAACTGCGGTTTCTGCAAGTAACCCTTCATACACAATTCCAGTTTCAGTTATTGATTACACCCCTGTTTCTGGACAGATTGGTGATCTTGCTACTTTCAGCATCACACTACCTACTAACGGTGCGGTTACGAGAGCCACAGCCTAATGAATCAACTATCCCTACGCATAGAGTTGACTGATGGAACTGTTATTGAAGTTCTATCTTCTGCAAGTGATTTAGTTAAGTGGGAAGCCTACTTCAACATTGGTATAGATAAGTTGGAAAAGGTTACACACCTGCTTTATCTTGCATGGCTTGCAGTTGTGAGATTACAGAAAACAACACAAGACTTTGATACTTGGATTGATGGTGTTGCAAAAGTTGAGGTTGCAGACCCAAAAGGATAAGCAGTTTAGGCGTTGATTCGCATCACTGGTTGATTGCTAATCTTGCTGTTGCCACTGGTATTGCTCCGTCAGTGTTGTTAAATGAATCTGATCGGATGCTGAATACTATGTTGTTTGCGTTGCAGTATCAACGGAGTGGTGGAGATGGCTAATAGTTCTGTTGTTTATGACGTTAAAGGTCTTATAAAAGATTTAAATGCACTTGAACCTACATTGAAAAAAGATATGGTTCGTGAAGCAAAAAGTATTGCGAAACCTATTGCTTCCAACATTAAACAGGCTATTCCTGCAACTGCTCCTTTATCTGGTATGAGTTTGCAAAAAAATCCTAGTGGTCGTTTGGCTTGGGGCGGTAGCACAACTGCCAAGGGTAATAGGATTCCCGCTAATCAGGTATCCGTTCGTTTTAGAGCGGGTAGATCTAGGACTAGGGCAATAACACCGTTGCTTGCTATTTGGGTTACTTCACCTATGACTGCTATTGCTGATGTTGCTGGTAAAGGTTCTATGCGTAAAGCAAAAAAGATTACTAGTGAATATGCATATAAAAACAGCACTAGAACTCACAGGGTTACAAGTCAGGGCAGAATTATGGTTGCTCGTTTGCGTGAACGTAATTCAAACGACTTTATTTATCCTGCAGTAGGCGATTCTATTGATGATGCTGAAGTAAGAGTAAAATTGGTATTAAATAAGTATGCTCGCAAGGTGAATAGGAAACTGAACTAATGTCCGTAATTATTAAACTGCTATCTAAATTTGATAATTCTGGTATCAGGGCAGCTCAAAAAGGTTTTAGTGGGCTAGGTAAAACGCTTGGTGCTGTTGGTATTGGTTTTGGGCTTAAGGCTGTTACTACCGAACTAGCACAGGCAACTAAAAATGCTCAGGCAGATGTTATTTCTCAAAAGCAACTTGCACGTCAGTTAAAGATTACTTCTAATGCGACTGATGAACAGATCGCTAAACAGGAAGATTACATCACCAAGTTATCTATGACGACTGGTGTCGTTGACGATGAACTCAGACCAAGTTTTGGCGTTTTACTGAGAGCAACTGGAAGCGTTAGTAAAGCACAAGAATTGCTTAATGTTTCCTTAGATACTTCGGCTGGAACTGGTAAAAATCTAGAAACTGTTACGAAATCTATTGCTCGTGCGTATGGCGGTAATGTTACTGGTTTGCAGAAACTTGTTCCTGGTATCAAAAAGGGAACTGATGCTATGGGTTTCTTGAAAGACCAGTTTGCTGGTGCTAGAGAAACTTTGGCTAATCCTTTTGATCAGTTGACTATTGCTATTGATGAAACTAAAGAAAAAATTGGTATGGCTCTTTTACCTACCGTTCAAACTTTTGCTAAATATATTATTGATGAAGTCATCCCGAAGGTTGATAAGTTTTTGGATGATGTTTCTAATCCTAAAACTGAAGCAGGTAAAACTTTTGTTCAAATCAAGGATGCTATTGCTGAAACTGTCGGGGCTGTAAAAGAGTTCTTTGGGTATTTTGGTGATGGTGATGCGGTTAAGGGTTTTGGCAATGTTGTTGCTGGACTTATTAAAGCATTGCCTGCCTTGCTTGCTCTAAAAGGTATTTTTATGTTGGCTTCGGCTGGTAAGAGTATTGCGAATCTTGCTAAGGCTATTGGTTTGATGACTGGTGCTAGTGCGGTAGATACTGTTGTTGGTGCTGGTGGTAAAGGCGGTAAAGGCAAGATGCCTTTGCTTGGCACTGGTGCGTTGCTTGGTTTGGGCATGGTTCTTTCTCTCTCTGGCGATAGCATGAACAATTCACCGCAGACACCTGAAGAAATTAGGGCTTGGAAAATACAAGACAAGAAAAATAAAGCAGCTGCATTAAAGAACTATGGAAAGATTCCTGGTTTGCCACAACAAAACGTAACTAATAACATCACCATTAATGCACCTAACGTTGATCCAAAAGTTATTGTTGATGGCATGGGTAAATATATTAAGACAAATGGCACTTTGCCTTTTAGTTTGAGTAAAGTAGGCCGTTAATGGCGTTGCCTACTTATGTTGTTGAACTGCAGTTTGGTTCAAGCAGTTATGTTGATGTTACGCAGTATGTTCAATCTATTTCTATTAATCGTGGTATCAATCGTGCTTTAGAAGATTTTTCTGCAGGTTCACTATCAGTAACGTTTGTAATAATAATCGTGTATTTGACCCACTAAATACATCTTCACCATTATGGAACGCAACTTATGGTTATACTCTTGTGCAACCTGCGGGACGTATTCGTGTAAGTAGCAATGGGGTTAGACGTTTTACAGGTTTTGTTCAGGACTGGCAGTTTACTTATGATGATGCTGGTTTCAATGGTCAAGCAACTGTTTCTGCTTTAGACATGATGTATCGGGTAAGCAACGCTTCGTTTACTGGTGGAACTCAGTGGAAGGTTGAAGCCACAAGTGATCGTATTGATACCGTAATGAACTACAACGGTTTTGGTGCTTCAGAATATGCGGGTGTTCGTGGTGGACATACTCAGGTTGGTTATGACGTTAATTCACCTGGCGATAACGTTTTGTCTTATCTTCAAAATGTTGCTCGCAGTGAGCCTGCAGATTTCTATAGCAATGCTTCGGCAGTAATGCAGTTGAAGGATCGTAGTTTTACTGATTACGAGTGGCAGAATACGAGCAGATACAATTTCATTACTTATCCTGCTACCGCCACTATTCTTACAGGCAACATTGTTGAAGGTGAACCAAGAACTGGTTGGACTTTGATTGGAACACAATCTACTGCGACTCTGAGTGCTTATGGTGGTTATACATGGCGTGGTGGAACTGTTGCTGACCCTTTTGTTCCGACTGATAGTTATGTTGGATTTGTTCATCAGGACTACAATCCTGAACGATACGCAAACATGGGTGGCACTTATACCTTTGCTGGTTTGCTAAATGGTGCAGCTGGAGTCTTTGATATTAGTTTGTTTACTTTAGATACAACTGGTCAAGTTTTTGGATCTGCAGCTTCAACGACTGTTTCTGGGACAGGTTGGGTTTCGTTTTCTGTTACTAAAGTTGATGCTTCTGGAACTACTATTGGTGGTCTGGTGGCTTATGCTCAAGCAATTGGTAGCAGTGCTTACATTATGAGCGGTGATGGTTTTATTATTGAACCTGCATCAACGAGCGTAAATTATTTCAACGGAAACTATAATCCTTATGCGTTTACTGGCTCTGCTTCTACAGCGTATGAAGTTTCTTGGTCTGGCACACCTTTAGAAAGTCAATCAGGACTTCTAACCAGTGTTGCTTCGGCTGTTACTGCTCCTGCAGTTCGTAGTTTTGCAGGTGGTAATGCTCAGTCAATTTTCAATGGAACAGCAATACCATTTACGGATCTTGAAGTGGTTTATGCTTCTGAACAACTTTACAACAACGTTCAAGTCGTGGGTATAAACGCTACCGCTGTTGCTACAGATTCAACAAGTCAGTCTTTGTATGGTTTGCGTGGCTATAATCAGACAGATAATTTAACGACTTCTACAACTAAGCCTGCGGAAATTGCTTCAGCATTTTTGGGTGAGTTTAGGTTGCCTGAGTATCGTGCCAACCAGATGACTGTTGCTTTAGAAGCCTTAACTGCATCTCAACAAACCATTGTTTTAGAGATTTGGAGAAACAAGCCAACACTACTGCTTGGATTCCATCTTTGATTACTGCGGTTATCACTAGCGGTCTAGGTTTA